GCAGCGTCAGATGTGTATAAGAGACAGGACAGTGACATCGCCTACCGTCAGGGTCCCCGCCCCCGTTCCGGTGACAGTGATCGTCGGCAGAGCCGTGAACGCGGTGGGGTTTCGCAAAACCTCCCCCTGTACGGCCTGCACCGGCATATCTCCGATACGGAGAAACCGCTGCGGCTGGCAGTTAAACTCGATCGTCGCGCGGCCAAACCGGTGCATGACGCTCTCCACGTCCAACGGGCCGGCAAAATAGGCCCTGCGGTAGGTCTCTACGTCGTAGCTGTCCTCCAGCTTCTGGTACCCGCGCGGGCCACAAAGCCAGTCAGCCACCGCGCGCATAGCGCAGGGGAGCCGCATCCGCTCTGCGCTGATGTAGATGCTGTAAGCCTGCACATAATTCTGGTAGGCGTCCTGGAGAAACAGCAGGTCGCCGTTTCGCCCGGGGACGGCTTGTGTGTCCAGCTTTCGCGCAGAAAGCTCCACATCCGGATAGCGCTCAACGACAACGTGGACGTCATCAGACGATACTCCCGCCCAGAAGATCATGCAAACACCGCCTCTCTGCGCTCCACCGCGTGCTGCAGCCTATACATGACAGCATCCGCCAGTGCGTTGACATCCTGCCCCTCCGCGCCGTAGACGTTCAGCACTACGCCGCCCATGTTCGTGGTCGTGCCGCCGCCCATGGGCAGCGCCGCCAGCGCGGACAGCTCTTCACCCATGTCGCGCATAGCCCTCGGCATGGCCTGCTCTACGCCCAGCGTGATGCCGGGCGGGATGAATTTTCCAATCTCATTTGCAAAGACCTTAGACGGAGAATGAATGCCGAACAAGCCCTTGACCCAGCCCAGGACATCGCTTACCCAGCCGCGGAGTTTGTCATAAAGCCAAGATGCCGCATTAGAGATTCCGTCGAACAGGCCGCGGACCAGCTGCGACCCGACTTCACCAATAGAAGCCATTCCAGACAGGAGGCCCTTGACAATGGCGCCGATGATCTCCGGCAGCCGAACCACCAGACGGGGCAGCGCCTCGATCAGGCCCTGCGTCAAGCCCGCGATAAGAGATCCCGCCGCGATGATGATCTCATCCACATGGTCCACCAGACCCTCGGCCACGGTGATGATGGCGTCAACCGCCGCAGGGATCAGCGCCGGAAGGTTTTCTCCGATGCCAGACGCAAGGGCGGCAATGATATCAATGCCGGCGTTCAGGATCTGCGGCAGCAGTATCGTGATCTGCTCGACCAGCATCGGAACGACCGCGGCTATCGCCTCCACGGCCGCAGGAAGCGCCTGCACGATGCCGGATACCAGACCACCGACCCCCTCGACAAGCGGCGGCAGGAGAAGCTCCAAAGCCGGCGCTACATAGGGGATCATGCCGGAGATCAGCTGTGTGAGACCCTGAACAAAGCGCGGCAGCATAGTCTGCAGGCGCGGCAGCAGATTATCGGCAAAGGTGTTGACGCTGTCGATGACATTCTGCACCAGCTTGTCCAGATCAAGATTCTCGTTGCTCATGCCGGTCAGAAGGTTGCTCCACGCCGACTTCATGGCGTTGGCGCTGCCCTGGATGGTGGTGGCCGCCTCTTTGGCGGTCGTGCCGGTAATACCCATCTCCGTCTGCACCACATGGATAGCGTCCACGATATCCGCGTAGCTGGAGAGGTCGTATTTGACGCCGGAAATCTTCTCCGCATCAGTCAGCAGCCGCTGCATTTCCTCTTTCGTGCCGCCGTATCCCAGCTTCAGGTTGTCCAGCATGGTGTAGTTGGCCTTGGCAAAGCCCTGATAGGCGTTCTGGATGCTGGTCATGTCCGTGCCCAGCTTATTGGCGTTGTCGGACATGTCCGTAATAGCCTGGTCGGCCTTCTGAGCCGCCGCAGCCGTGTCGCCGCCCAGAGACTGCAGCAGGGATGCGGAGAAGCTGGTGACGGTCTCCATGTACTGGTTCGCGCTCAAGCCGGCAGTTTTGTAGGCGTTGTTGGCGTACTGCTGCACCTGCGCGGAGGACTCTTTGAACAGGGTGTCCACGCCGCCGATCAGCTGCTCCTGCTCGGCAAAGCCCATAATGGACTGCTTGCCGAGATCCACAAGGGCTGCAGTAGCCTCCTTGATAGCCGACGCCATGGCCTTGATGCCGGAAACGATGAAGTCAGAAGCGATGTTGGCCTTCAGGACATCGCCAAAGGACAGGGCCTTTTCGCTGCCCTCGCGCATATCATCGCCCAGCTCCTCTACGCCGCTGGAGGTGTTGCGCAGCTCACTCTGCATCTTGTTCAGCGTGGCAGCGGCTTCATTCAGCGCCTGCTGCCACTTCTGGGTCTTTTCGTCGCTCTCACCGTACTTGGCGGCCGCCTTGCCGGTCTGCTCCGCCAGCAGCTTCACGCGCTCCCGCTGCACATCGATCTGCTTGGACAGCACGGAGGCAGTCTTGGCATTCCTTTCCTCCGCCGACGTGGCAGCGGTAAACTGCGAAGCCACCAGCTTCATCTGGCTCTCCAGTGTCTTGGACTGCTGAATGATCTGGTTGATCTGCCGGCGATATTCCGCCTCGCCGTCTACGCCGATCTTGGGGCCAATGTTCACGGCCATAGGCTCACCTCACTTTCATAGCTTCGTCAAATGTCCAGTGTTTCTGTTTTTTCTTGGGGGTAGCCCCGTTATAAATAGCGAGGCAGGCGATCATGTCCAGCATTTCACCGTAGCGCGTGCACATGATCTCCTGCCTCTGCATATTCAGCTTCCGCCCGTAAAACAGGAGCCAGGCAAGGTTCAGCTGGACGCCCGATCCTCGCCGCCCTCTTTTTTTTCGGGCTCCACCTCCACCGTGGGCCTGCTGTCCTCCATCCAGGCCGCCAGGGCAGCCTGCTGCAGGCGGGTGAACTCATCCACCCGCAGCGTCATGACCTCCTCGGCGGTCAGAGGCCGGGGCCTATAGCCCGGCTCCTCGAAAGAGCGGGCCTGCTCGTGGCCCTCGCTCAGAGCGGCGATGATGGCCGCCGAGTCCCGGGCCACCTTGCCGTACTGCCCCTCCAGCACCTCCCCCAGACGGGTGATGTCGCCGTCCGGGCAAAGGTCGGAGATCTTAGCGGAGGCGCCCACCGTGAAGCGGAAGCCCACTTCTCTGCCGTAGATCTGCATAGACGCCTCCTCTTACGCCGCGCCGCCCAGAATCGCCTTCAGGACAGCCTCAGCGGCTGCCTCAGTGGGCTGATCAGCGCCCACCAGCTTCCAGTCGTGGTTGGTGGTGTCATCGCGCATCAGCGTGGCGGTCAGCTCCTGCGTCTGCCAGTCGATGGACTCTTCCTGCGTAGCAGCATCCAGACCGGGCTGCTGGAACCGCGCCTTCGTCAGAACCACGGGCGCGTAGGTCACCACGCCGCCGCTCTGGTAACGGACGACGAAGCCGATGCCCACATAGGGGATCTCCATGCCGTCGCCGTAGTGGGAGACCTGCACCGCACTGCCGCCCGCCTGGATCTCGGTGGCCTCGGGCAGACCGAGGACAAACTTCTCCGCCGCCGACAGAAGCCCGTCAACGGTCAGCGTGGCGGTGCCGTCTGCGAATACAGCCGCCGCCGTCTCTGCGGAAATGTTGTCGGCGTAGAACGTGTTGTCGTCCGTGGTATTCAGGGACAGGGATACGCTGACGCCCCGCGCCAGCAGCATGACGCCGCTGTAGGTGACCGCGCCGCCATCGTTGGAATACTTGGCCACGTAGGGCTTGCTGAAGCCCGTACAGACCTTTCCTGCTGCGCTCATAGCAGCACCTCCTATTTCATGATTTTTTCAATCTCGCGGCTGCACGCCGCGTCCATTGCCGCTTCCGCCGCCTTCTTGGCGGAGTTTACGGCCTTGTCCACAAACTTCGTCTTTTTGCGAAAGGTAGTGCCGCTGTTGACGGACCTGGCGATCAATGCGTTGGGCTGACCTCGCGGGTACCTCTTTGTCCGGGTGGCGTTGTACCCGGCGAAGCCGAGCTTGACGTTGACAAACCCGTCATCGTCTTTCATTCGGCTAATGCCAAACCCGTCCAGAAGCCCCGCCTTCTGCGGCAGGGTGACGGTGTCAACTAAGTCCCCATTTCGGGCGCGGCCGTCGCCCACAGGCAGAGCCTGTATCGCGCGCCGAACCGAATCAGCCACGACCTCGGCGCCGGCATAGACCGTCTTGCCCACCACGCCGTCCTTGGTGGACTGCTGCAGCTTGTTTAGCTGCGAGATGTAGTTGTCGATGCCGGAGAACTCAAACCGCGCCATCAGGCAAACACCTCCCAGTCCCACTCGTAGTGCCAGAAGCCGGTGGCTTCCTCAAACTGGCAGCTGTTCAGGCTCCAGACGATCTCCGCTGCGTCGAAGGCAGCCTCCAGCTCATCCCGCCAAGGGTCGAACTCCTGTTTCGTGAACAAGTCCGTAGAGCCGGTGACCGCTTTCTCGGCGTGGACGCCGCCGGCCTCGAAGTCGTTTGCGCCGTCCTCCTGCCAGACGAAGTAGCGGTCAGACTGGATACGCCCGCCGTGGCTGACGGCATCGGTCACGGCTAGGTGCGCCGCGATGATCCGCTGCGCCCACAGGGGCGTCCTGTCGGTGCCCGAATCGGGCACATTCCGTCTTCTACTCATGGGGCACCTCGTACTTCTGCTCGATCCGGGTGAGCGTAAGGTCCATGGACGGCGGGTAGACGTCCTGCAGCTGCTGCACCAGCTCGATGCCGTACTGCGTGCCGTCCTCTGTGACGGCGATGCACTGGGGGTTCACCGACGGGCGCGTCTGCGTCCGGATCACGCGCTCCACCTGCACCTGCGCCTGCTTGCCGCTGTAATACCGCTGCAGACCGACGCGCCGCTCCGCGTAAAACAGCGTTTCCACCAGCGCAGGCGTAGGCTTGGGCTGGTATCCAGGCTGGGCGGCATCCGTTATGGTGTAGATCTTGACCACGCCGTCCCGGTAGGGCTGCGTGATTTGCCGGTCCTCAGGGCGAAACGGTAGTTTCCGCATAGCTCTTCACCTGCCTGTCGTTCTGCATGGCCAGCAGCCGGTTCAGATAGTTCGTCTCGAACACATCCAGCGCGTCGCTTAAGCCGTACCGGACGTACTCCTTCAACAGCGTCAACGGCTCCCCGGGGTTCTCATAGTCACCAGCCGCGCCGAGCTTCCCGTCAATATACGCCTCCCCGGAGGCGATGAGGTCGGACACCTTGGCATCCGTAGCCCCATCGCTCCAGGTGATGTTGCAGGCGATCTTGACGGACGACAGCAGCGCGGCATTCACCGCGCCCGCCACCGTTAAGACTTGGGGACGGTGACCTTGTAGGTCTTGGTGGTGGTGCCGTCAGCGGCAGTCACGACGACCTGCAGGGTATTGCTGCCAGTCTTCCAGGTGGCAGCGGTGCCGTTGTTGATCTCGGTGCCGTTCACGGTCAGCTTCATGGCAGCCGCAGCGTTGCCGGGCACAGCGGTCACCACATCAGACGCGCTGGTGGTGGTCGCGGTGTAGGTCAGCGTGCCGGAGGCGAACGCGGGAGTCAGAGCCAGATCGCCCACGGTCAGAGCGGTCAGCGTGGCGTCGGTAGACGCTGCGGGAGGATCTACCTGCGTCACCTTGTAGGTGGCAGGCGTCAGGCCGGAGATGTCCAGCACCAGGAAGGCGTTGTTATCCAGAGGCATACCATTGGCGTAGGCCTTGATCAGATAGACGCGCTCGTCTTCCAGGAAGCGGTAGTGGTCGCTGTACTCGATGCGGCCCTCGGGGGAAGTGCCCGCCATCGCCAGATAGCGATAGGCGATGCCGATGACAGCCTTGCCGCGGGGCAGAGCGTGAGTCTGGATGATGTCCATGGGATAGGGCAGGACGTCGTTCCGGTAGGTACCGTCCGGAGCCATCAGCGTGGTGGCGGGCATGACCTTCTGCAGGTAGTCCTGGGGGTTCACCAGCAGGATCACATCCCGGACCTGACGAGGCTTACCATTAGGGTCAGCTGCCACGATGGACAGCAGGTTGCCCACGGTATGGGGAGACAGGTCGTCCACCTTGACGGCGGCCTTTTCGGGGTATGCGCCGCCGGTAACGGTGACGCCGTCGCCCACCTGGCGGATCATGCCGATAGGCTTCTTGTTGCCGTCGCCGGCGACGATGCCCGCCTCCATACCGTTGCTCAGAGCCTCATAGAGCGTCTGGCGAATGAAGTTATCCAGCCACTCTGCGCCCAGCTCCAGCATCGCCTTGCAGACAGGAAGGAATGCGGACAGCTTCAGCAGCGTGGTGGGGATCTTCTTAATGCCAGCGGTCAGCTCCTTGACGATGTCGTCGCACAGCTCGCCCCACACGGCCTCCTCGTAGCCGTTGGTGTTCACCATGATCTCGACGGCGCCGCCGGTGGCGCGGAAGTTGATGCGGCTCAGCAGAGGATGCGCCGTCTGCAGCTCGTCAAAGACGGAGTCAATCACCGTCTTGGGCAGCGTCTCATCCAGGCCGGCGACAGCCTGCCGGGGGTCGGTAGAGCGCATGGCTGCGGCCAGCTTCTGGTAGTAGCTGCGCTCCTCGCTGGTGAGCTGATGGACGCCGCGCTGGGCAAGGATGCGGGAATCGACTTCCTGCCGCAGGTCATCAAACCGCTGCTCATACTCGGCCTGGATGTCCAGACCGATGCGCTGCATCATCTCGTCCAGAACGGAAGAGAATGCGCCGGTGTCGCCGGAGACGGCAGCCTGCTGGAGAGCCTGCCGCAGTTCCTCGCGGGTGCGAATGTCATTGTTGTTCATTCTTTTTCTCCTTTCGATTCTCAAGAAAACAGTCCGAGAACTTTGTTGATTTTTTCAGGGCTTCCGCCGCCCTGGGGATTCTTAGCGGGCGCAGGCACCGAGGGTGCCGCTGCCAGGTCGCGGAGCTGCGCCGCCAGCGACTTCTGATACCGGAGATGCTGCTCCATGCCGGCGTTCATCTTCTGCAGGATGGTGGACGCGCCGCTCATGTCGGCGTCGGTGTCGGCAAGGCGATCCGCGAGACCAAGCTCAACACACTGCTCAGCGGTCAGCCACGTTTCCGCATCCATCATCTCCGACAGACGCTCCTCCGTCAGCTTGTCGCCGGCCTTCTGCAGATACGCCTGCCGCCCCGCAGTGTTGATGACATCCAGATCATCCGCCGCTTTCCGCAGCTCCGCGGCATTGCCGCAGGCACACATCCACATGTTGTGGATCATCATCAGCGTGTTGCGCGGCATGATCACCTCGTCGCCCGCCATGGCGATCACGGAGGCGATGGAGCAGGCAAAGCCGTCCACGTGCACCACCTTCCGCGCCGGGTGGCGCTTCAGTTGGTTGTAGATCGCCGTGCCTTCAAAGACGCTGCCGCCGTAGCTGTTGATGTAGATCTCGATGTGTGACACGTCGGGATGCTTCGCCAGCTCTTCGCGGAAGTGCTCCGCGCTGTTGTCGCTCTGGACATACCGCCAGTTCTCCCAATCGAACTCCTCGCCTTCTACGTCACCGTAGATGTAGAGCTGCAGGACGCCCTCCGCAGCCTGCTTGATTTCCCAAAGGGATTTCCTCATGCGTTTCCTCCTTCCGCACCGCCGAGCACAGAGGTCTCCGAACCCAGCGTTGCAATATTTTTCGTGAGATAGTGCTTGTCCGCCCAATCCTCCGAGATGGCGGGCAGACCCGCCGCCCGCAAGACCTCATTGATGGAGAACACGCCGGAGCCGACCAGCTTCTCCACATTCGCCGCGTTGGCGAACATATCGAAGTGGCGGATGCTGCTGGTGTCAATGCGGAGATAGTCGCCGCGCTGGATCCGGTCGTAGCCGTATCGCTTGCGGTTGATCTCCTCCTGCAGCTGGTCGCAGATGGGGTCGATGCAGCCGGTCAGGAATCGGCCCTGCGCGTCCTCCGTGCCCTGGATACTGCCATCCACCAGCACCGCCGGGATCTGGAACGCCTTCGCCGTGAACGCGAAGATGTCCTTCATCTGGCTCTGGATGTCCGACAGCTCTACGGCAGCCTTACCGCCCTCATTCGTGTAGGCGTAGCCTTCAAACTCCGGCAGGACAGCGCCATCAGAGTCGAGGAAGGTTTTCACCTGCTCCTCGATCATCTGCGAGAACTTCTGCGTGAAGTCATCCGCGCCGGAGGCCAGCTGACTCACGTGGACTTTCCAGTGCTGCCCCTTGTCCCATGCATACCGCCGCATGGCGGCATTGATGAGCCGCACGTAAGAGCCGTACAAGCCATCCAGCACCGGCTTGATATTCACGTGGTTCAGCGTAAGATGCAGGACTTCCCGCTCGCGGTAGGTCTTCTCGTAGGACACATCGCCTACCTGCACGCTCGTGTACTCGTTCTGCTTGCTGGGATAGCTGCCGCCGGTCATATAGCTGTCTACCACGACCAGTGCGTCATAGCCTTCCCGCTGCCGGGTGCCGATGACCAGCACCTCGTTGTCCACAAGCAGCTTTGCCACCAGCTTGTGCAGGAACGCCGTGGAGTTCTGGTTCACGTTCGGTTCTACGTTCCAGAGATAGTGTTCGCGCTCTCGAACTTCCTTCCCTTCCCGGAATGTCCGGAACTCACAACGCCCGACGGCGTTGGCGATCATGTTCGCGCAGATCCAGAAGCAGGTGTCCCGCAGCTGGAATTCCTGCGCCGCTGCCAGAAGATCGCGGCACGTGATCTCCACCGTAGTGGGAGAACGAGCCTTGCCTCCGGCGAGCCACTTCCAAAAATTAAGTGCCATTGCCCACCTCCTATAGCCGGATCGCGCCGATGGGCGGCAGTTTCACCGGCTCGCCGGTGCCAAGCACCGCCTCCTCGGTCATAGATGCCGCCAGAGCCATGAACGGGTCCGTTTTCCGGCTCTTCGGTTCGATCTTGGCGTAGTAAAAATTTCCTGTATTCGTACCGGCACGTTGGCCGCTGCGCACTCTTTTGGTATTGTTCACTCCCCAGCGCAGGGGTGGGTTGTCACCCCATGTGAACAGGTCGCGGTCAAAGCATTCCTGGATCACAGGGTCGACCTGCATGATGTCGCTGGGCCGAACCAGCTTCACGCGGTTCTTGTCTCTGGCGTCAAAGCCGATGCGCCGCATGGCGTCGCTCACCAGCGTCCAGCGGAAGTGATCCATTGCCAGTTTGACGATGTTGTACTTCAAACCCATCTCCTTCAGGTAGTCCGCCAGGAGGTTGGGGTCGATGCTCACATCGTCCACCACCGTCAGCTTCCCTGCCTCCGCCCAAGCTCGCCATGGGGCGACGATGCGGGAGAGCGACCGGCTCTGCAGGCAGACCCACGAATGGTTGATGTCAAACCGCTGCGCGCCCACACGGAAGTGCAGGTTGACGCTCGCCCAGTCGTTGATCTCCGCGTAGTCGATGCCTGCCACGCAGGACTTCCCGCGGAGATCCGGCAGCGGCCGGTTGGTCGCCTTGACCTTGGCATAGTCCGTCACGCTGATCTCCAACTGCCCGGCGCGGATGCCCATCCGCTTTGTCAGGAAGTCTCCGTTCTGCTCCGGGTTGACCAGCCAGTCCGCGTATTCCTCCTCGATCTCTTGCCGCAGGTGCGGGACATAGGACAGCGACGGGTTCGCCATGAACCAGTTCTCCGGGTCGTTGACCTGCTCCCGGTTTTCCAGGCAGCAGATGAACGGGAGATAACCGCCCTCCGGCTCCGCCTCGTTCTCGAAGAGGATCCGCCGTCCCTGGGCTATGAAGTCGTCCAGCGGGCCATCAGACACGTCGCCGTTGGATGTGAACATCCCGATGCGCGGCTGTCCAACCTTGCCAAGACCGGTGACGAAAACCTTGTAGTTGTTGTAGTTCTCAAAGGCGTGGACTTCGTTAAAGACGACCTTGCCGGAGCGCATACCGTCCCGTCCCTTCGGGTTGTTGGTGCGCCCCTTCATCACGCCCTTGTTCTTCCGACCCTGCACCATCTCTTTGGTGTGGTAATAGTGCCGGTTGAGCTTCGACTCCCACTTGGGGGATTCTAAGACTTCGGACAGATCCTTCACCGGCGTGACCGCCTGCTCCTCGTTGTTGGCGCACACGTCCACGTTATAGTTCTTCACGGGATTGTAAGGAGAGATGGAGCACGCTCCATCAAAGGCGATAAAACCGTCCTTGCCTGCACCGCGCCCCACCATGCAGAGCAGCTTCTTCCACCGCGGCCGCCCGTCGGCGCGGTAGGTGCAGTCCCACAGCGCGAGAAGGAATTCCTCCCAAGGGAACAGCCGTTCATAGGGGAAGTAGCGCAGCAGACTCAGGTACCGGCGCAGCTGCTCCGTGTCCACGTAGATGTCCTCCGTGTCGAATACGCGGCGGATCATCGCCACCAGCGCGTGCTGCTCGGGACAGGCGCGGGGATTATTGGACTCGACGATCTCGATATAGCGCAGAACCTCCGCGGGGATCTCACAGCTCATCGTCATCATCGCCCCGGGCAGCAGCCGCCAGAGCGTCCTCCCTAAAGCCAAGCGTGGTGAAGATCGCCAGCATCTGGCGGGAGACCTGAATCTCCAGCGACACGCTGCGGTTCTCCATTAGCCGCCCACGGTCATCTGTGACGGTCAATCCGCGCCGGGCGATGTCGTCCCGCAGCTCCTGCCGCCTCACCCAGAAGTCCATATACTCCTGCACTTTGTCCCGGTAAACATCACCGTCGAGATCTCTTTCGACCAGGTTCTGCAGCATCGACTGCCGGAGCTCCTTATAGGCGTCCGTCAGGCGGTAGTTCTTCCGCTTCTGCGGAGGCGCGTCATGACCCGCCCGCTGCGCCTCCAGATGCCGCGCCATGGACACGTTCTTCTTCGCTGCGGCGACCTGGTCGCGGCGCAGAGCAATGCGCCCCATCATAGCCAGCCGGTCAAACGCGCTCCGGAAGTCCTCACCGTAGGTGTCCACGCACCAAGTATTTAGAGTTGCCTCATCACAGCCAAACCAACCGCACAGCTCCTCCACGGAGCACTGCATGCCGCACAGGCTCTCAAATTGCCGACGGTCCAGTTCTCGCTGATGCGCCATCATTACACCTCCTTTTTGCTCAAACACACAGCCCTTCTGCCCGTAAACTTCTCCCACCGGTCAATGATGACATCCACGTATTTAGGATCAAGCTCCATGCAGTAAGCCCGCCGCCCGTTCTGCTCCGCTGCGATGATCGTTGTGCCGCTGCCAGCAAACAAGTCAAGCACTGCATCGCCTTCCCTACTGGAGCACTGCATCTGATAGTCAAACAGCTTCACCGGCTTCATCGTCGGGTGCTCCGCAGATTTTACGGGCTTGTCAAAATTCAACACGGTCGTCTGCCGTCTATTTTTGAAAAAATAGTGCTTGCCGCCCTTTGTCCAACCGTACAGACATGGCTGCGCTTCGTCGTCTGACTCGAGCTCGCCATACAAGCAAGGCTCATGGCGCGGTTGAAAGTCAGAGCGACCCAGTACAAGCTGAGACTTTACCCATATCAAGCACTGGTGCAGAACCAGCCCCGAGTCCATGCATGCACCGCGAAAGTTGTAACCTTCAGACTCGCCGTGCCAGACATAAAACGGTGCGGCAGGTTTCATGACCTTCGCCGCGGCGGAGAAAGCGGCGGTGAGAAAGCTCCTAAACGCTGCAGAGCTCATGTTATCATTCGCCATTTTCCCGGCGGCGCCCTGATAGTCGACATTGTACGGGGGATCGGTAAGCAGAAGATCCACCTGTCCCCCCCCCACGAGCGCCTGTACGTCCTGCAGAGACGTACTGTCTCCGCACATTAGGCGATGTCGACCCAGCTGGAATATCTCGCCCTGCTTACTCCGAGGATCTGCGGGAGGAGTGGGACTATAGCCATCTTCAACGACCTCATCGTTCAATTGCACCTGAAGTCCCCACTCGAAATCAAACGCCGACAGATCCAGCTCCGGCAGCTCGGCGGCCAGCAGGTCGAGATCCCACGGACTCTCGTTGGTCTTGTTGTCCACAAGGCGCAGGGCGTTCACCTGCTCCGGCGTCAGATCATCCACACAGACGCAGGGCACCTCGACCATGCCCAACTTCTCCGCCGCCAGGGCGCGGCAGTGGCCAATGACGATCACGCCGTCCCGGTCTACCACGACTGGCTGCACAAAGCCGTACTGCCGGATACTCTCTGCCACGTTAGCTACCTGCGCGGCGTCGTGCTTTTTGGCGTTGGCGCGATACGGCGTCAGCTCCGCCAACCGCCTGTTTTCGATTCGCATAAGGTCACCTCCTGTGCCCGATTCGGACACCGCGTCCGCCTCAGGCCAGCCAGCCTACGTCAACACCCCGCGCATCCAGCGCAGGCCTTCGGATGACCAGCCTGAGGCATTCTCCTGCGGCTTTGCGGGACGGGCGGACGAGCCGCCCGAACCGAGGAAAAAGGAGAAGAGTACTTCCGGGGCTACCCGCCCCGCAAAACCGCAGTTCATTCTGGAATTGCCCAGCGATCCTCGCGCCCACGCGCAGCGCGGCACCGCGCAGACGCGGAAATCGCTGGAATGTCTTGGACCCCCACGAGTAGCAACAAAGACGCGAGGGACGTTTTTTCGAGGGGGGGATCAGTCCCACCGCTCCGGCGTCAGAGGCGGCGCAGACGGTGCGTATTGCCGCTGGCTATCCGGATGCAGCTCCTCGTGACAACGCTTGCAGACTGCCTCCAGCTGCCGGGAATCGCCATCGTAGACGGACAGTGCCAGGTCGGGACGATCGCGCAAATGCTTGACGTGATGGACGATACTGGCCTTGGAGTACACGCCGCGCCGCTTGCACACCTGGCACTCGCAGTTATCAACCGCGAGCACCTCCCGGCGCAGACGCCGCCACTCCGGCCAGGAGTAGAACTCATGCTCCGACCCCGCATCGAGAAGCCTGCGCAGTTCCGCGAGCCTGCTTGCTGAAATCCCCATGCACCCCTCCCGTCATGGTCTCCGGCGTTCCGGCTCGCGGCTATCACCTCGCGGCAAAACAAAAACGCCGGAGCCCATGACGCAGCACCAACGTGTGGTGTCTAATCATGGGCTCCGGCGTTCAACGCTCCGGCCTCTTGCTCGATATGCAGGATGATCTCCGTTTTACAGTCCCGGCAGTACACAGGCAGCTCCGTGGCGGATGTGCCGGGCAGCACCCGCAGGAAGTGTCGATTGCGGTTGCACCTAGGACAGGTCAACCACCCATCGCTCCTTGGGGATATTCTACCGTATTCGGATGTGATACGCAAGGGGTTTTCCTCCTTTTCGTGATTTATTCAACTATATCACAAGTTACATTTACTATTTAGTACATACCGAAACCGCCTTGATGCGGCATACGCTTCCCGTCTATCACAGTCGGATGAAGAGGATCTTGCTCGATGTACCAGCCATACTGGTAGTGGCCAAACCCGTTATCCACCGTATACCGGCCGCACACCCGGCAATCGTCCGGGATCTCAATGCGCCCCGAATCAGATCGGAAGTATTCAGGCGGCGGCAACTGCCGCGCAAGGCTGCGTGATGCCACCCACGTCCTGGCATCGATCGGTATGACGATGCCGTCGCTGCGCTCCTTGCAGTAGTATCTGGCAGTGCGCCGATAGCTGTCAAACGCACCCAGCAGCAGGGGCTGCGACGAGATGATATACCCCTGCTTCCAGAGATCTTCCATGATCATGGGCGGGAAGTCATTGTATCGCACCGTAAGATGCATGTGGTAACGATGGTCCCCATGGCGCCCCTCGATGAGGTAGACATAGTCAGGCGTCACGCCGTCATGCCACTTCTTCATCCGGTGAAGCAATCGGCGCCAGCACAACCGAACCTCTGCAAAGCTGGGTGGCAGATGCGCCTCGTCAAAAGTCAGCGTGTAGCTCCATCCGTCAAAACCGAAAAGCGCCAGCAATAGCTCCAAGCGATCCATCCGCGTCCGGCAGACGCCGGAGTCCCGCGGCGGGCGGAGGATTTTATTTTTCTCCGCCCGCTCATACGGGCTGTCGTACTGACTGAGCCGCGGACGTATGGCGCGCTGCTCCTTCACCAGCGGGCCTGCCCGCTGCCGGATACAGATCCATCGTCCTTCACCGTCCATCCTGATCCTCCACGCAAACCGTTCGTAAGCTGTCAGCCATGACAAACTGCGCCGTATCAATCGCCTTGCTCACAGTGTCCATCACGACCACTGCCGTGGATATGGCTCCGTAGACCTTAGGCGGAACGCACGCGGCAGACTCATCCAGATACGCCCTCAGAACTTCGGCAGACTCCACAATGCCCATCATACCAACTCCACCTCCACGCTATATTCCTTCAGCATGCGCCGCACGCCGGCCCAGGTGACGTACCCATCCGCCACGCACTCGGCGGCGTGGTTCAGCTCCGCGGCCAGCTGCTGCACGTCCTCCATCGGCGCGTCGTGTTTGTCGATCAGCACATACAGCATCAGCTCGATGCCGCGATTCAGGCCCTCGGTGACGCCCTTCGTGTAGGCGGCCGCCACGTCGGCCTCTGTCCGAGGTACCCGCCGCGGGTTCACCTTAGCGCTCATCACGGTACTCCATGACGCTGCTGGGCCTCCCCTCTGCCAGCGTCTGCTCCAGCCATGCGATCGTTTTTCGCAGAATTGCGCACCCATGGATGCCGCAGTTATGCTCATGGCCGCAGCCTACGCACACCAGACTCCCGGTCTCCACCTTCAGCCGCCGCAGCGCGGCGATCAACTCGCGGTCACTCATTACGAAGCACCCCTTTCACGCGGCGGCATCCCACAGCGGGTTGAGGCTTGCCGTCGGCGCCCCTCACCACCCCGGTGATTCCCCAATATGGACACCGCTTTCCGCAACAGTCCGCAAACGCGGTCACGCGTCCGCCGTCATCACTCATCAGAGTAGACGGGAGCCATGGACAGACCAGGTCGCTCTTTTTTATCACGTCGCTCCCTCCTCCCTCATCGCCTCCAATGCTTTTTCCGCCTCCTCGCGGGTCAGGAATACGGTCTTGCCAATGTCGGCTTGTTCGAAGATCATCTGGTCGGAAAGCGTCGTGTAGACTACATTCGTCTTCCCACTTCCCGACATCCCGACAACAGCTTCATAAAGAGCATCTTCATAGATGGCTCCGTCCTCGATTATGTACAACACGCTTGAAAGAATTGGCGTAAGTACTGGCTTTACTGGCAGCACCACCATGCGCTCGTCCTTGTCGGCCTCGGCCAGCTCTCGCAGTCGGGCATAGCTGCAAAGTCTTCCCAAATCAGCAAGCCGCATGAGCTTCATCGCGATCTCGTCCGCCTTATCCTTCGGCAAAACTTCTTCCGGCTCGCATTCGCTATCCTCATAGGCGGCGAGGCGTTCGCATATCGTTTCATCAAACAGACAGTCTTCGCACCGTCTGTTGCACGGCTCTTCAAAGCAGTGTGGGTAATATGCGTGTCCGGCGTCGCCTCTTTTCGTCAGTCGCTCCATCAAACCTCCTCCTTTTCGGCGGCGGAAACAGCACCGCCGCGAATGAATGTCTCGAATTCCCCCATACATGCAGGACATAAATCGTAGGTTTTTCTCGACCAATACTTCTCATCCAGATCTCGATCAATCAGAACCAAAGCATTCGCTTTGCAGCCGCCACTGAACCGCGAACACCCGTCATAATGATCGTAGAACTTGCCGCAGCGGTCACACTTCTTCGCTCTCATCATCGCCACCTCCGCAAGCCTTCAGCTGCACAACGGCTTCAACCTCCCCGATGTCGAGATATATTGGGATTCCCGATACGGCATCAGTGTAGTTGAAGGATGTGAGCTTTCCCGTCAACCCGTTATACCCACATTTAACTTCTTCTGCACAGACTTCAAAGTGCTGCCCGGACTTCAAGTATACTCGCACAACGATCATGCATTCACCTTCCCCCGCAGCGCCGCGATCTCCTCGGCGTACCGGGCGCAGCAATCTACCAGCTCCTCCAGCCGGTCGGCGGCGTCCATCCCTATTCGATCACAGTCGCAGCCCGTGTATTCCTTTCCATCAAGCGTCTCGACCACACGATAGGCGCACGTCGTGCAGGGTGGGGAAGGCGTAGGCGCCTGAAACGAGCACCGCATTGCCGCCACCAGATCAGTCGTCTTTACCATCTACACCCGCTCCTTTCTTCCGCTCCATCTTGTCCAACGCGGCGGACACCTCCCGCCAGATCGCCGCCGGGAAGCGCTCCCGGTTCAGCATCCGCGCCAGCAGCTCCGCGCTGATCACCTTTCCATCCACCTTGCCGCAGGCCGCTGCCAGCGGCGCCAGACTGTTCAGGCCATCCTTCTGCCGGTAGGCCGTCAGGCGCTCCAGCGTGTCGCGCTTCAGCTGTGCCGCCTCCGAGGCCGGAGAGTCGACCACCGAGGCGTCTTCCGGCTTCTGCGGCATATTTCCGTTATCGCCTGCGAGGGAGCTGACGGAGGTATTGTATAATTCTGCCATTTTACACAGCGTTTCCACTGGAACGCCAGTTAGCCCACGCTCATAATTGCTTATGGCCTGTGGTGTAACCCCAAGGGCAGCCGAAACATCGGTTTGAGTGAGTCCGGCGCAAGTACGCGCATATCTTACCCGCGATGCTATTGTATCACGTTCTAACGCTTCCTCTGGTCTCCACGTGGCCGACCCGCGGGCGACGGTGCGAGGCACCTCCGGCAACTCCTCCGCAGCCGCCAAGGCGCGGCGGGCCAGCACGAGCATTTCAATCTTGTCAAAGCTGCCTGCGCCCATGCCGTTATTCAGGACGCCTCGCAGGTAGTTCGCCAGCTCAGCGCACTGCGCCTTGGTCAGGTCAACTCTCGTCATGCTGCCGCCCCCCTCAGAGCGCCTCAAGCGCTCCGTCATAGCTGCCGCCGCATCGCCTTCCAGGAAGAAAGAATACCCCGCGTTCTTGCTCAGATCCACATCCCACACAAGAGAATCCTCTCGGGCCAACATAACCCGCAAAGTTTCCTTGCAGCCCTTCGCCACCGCAGGGCCGGCGCGGTGGTACAGCTGCGTATACAGCCCGTGAACCATCATACAGATTTCAGCGGCGACCTCCAGCCCACTTCCGGCAAACGTCATGGTGCTTACGCCCTTGTCAATCTTCACGTTAATCATCGTTCCTGTCCTCCTATTACAATAAGTTTTGGTTGGAAGCCCAGCATCCGGCTGGGTTTCTTTCC